CCTCTTCAGCCTTGGCGCGTTCGGCTTTGCCGCTGCTAAGTAGGAGGGTGGCGTCGGCGTCAGAGATGTCCAGGGTGGAGCCGGCGGTGGCCGGCTCTCCTGAGATCATCACCTGCCTAAGCAGGGTGATTCGCATCGGTGCTCAGCGATGGTGCAACTGCTTAGGCTCAGGTGCCGTAGCAGAAGGCGCCGGGCTGCTTGACGGCGAAGTCAACGTCTTGCAGAGCGATGATGCGGACGGTGCCTGCGGTGGCGCCGGCATAGGGATCCACGGTGAGATCCAGTCCACTCCACATCCCCATGATCATCATCGAGAAGTCGCCGAACAGCACGTCGTTGTTGAGCAGCTGATTGGAGACGATGGCGGGGTAGCCGTTGATCTCGTCGTTCTCGTACACGAAGCCAGCAGCCACGGCGGTGGCGGACTTGGCGGTGGACTTGAGGGCGCCACGGGCAGCAGCGTTGATGATGTAGCGCATGGAGCCGGCATCGGCGTTAGCGCTGGCCACATCGGTTTCCATGCCGATGTACTCGGCGAAGGTGCCGAAGGTGCTGATGGTCTGGCTGCCGACGCCGGTGGTGTTCACCAGGCCCAGGGGCTGGTTGGTGGAACCGGTGCCGTAGATGCCAGCGCGGTCAAGCTCGAGGGCGATCACGCGGGCTAGGTCGTTGCGCACCATGCCTTCCACGTCGATGGAGGACTGGAGCAGCAGACGGCGGCTGTAGTCAACGAATGCACCCACCGTCTTGGGGGTCATGTTGACTTGGTCGATCGACTGCTGAGATTCCGTGGGAGCCACGTTCTCACCAACCCAGTAAGCGGTGGAAGCGGAGGCTTGGCGGGGGATGCTGATGTTGCCCTGCAGGCCGCTCAGCATGGTCACACCGGCGTTAGCCAGGGCGAGGCGATTGCGGAGCAGGTCGATGAAGGAGCCGCTCAGCAGCTCGTCGGCGACGAGGTTGCCACCAGCAGAGGGCGTACCGGCAACGAGGTCACGACGCAGCACCTCGTTGGGCACCACGATGCCGTTGGAGGAACGCTCGTACTTCTTAGCGGCGGCTTCGCCGACTTCGATCTCGAATTCGGCTGCGCGGCGGGCCGAGGCATCGCCTTGGTTGGCCAGGAAGTTGAGGGCGCGGACGAAGCTGAAGCGCTTGGTCTCTTTGTCCGACAGACCCACGTCGTTGGTGGTGATGTCAGCGGAGCGGATGGGTTGTTCCATGGGGGTAGAGCCGAGTTTGTCGAGGACGGCGGCGCGAGCCTCATCGAGGGTGCGACCACCTTCGATCAGTTCACGGGCCAGGTCTTGCATCTGGTACTTAGAGCCCAGTGCGTTGATGGCGGCGATGCGGGTCCGCTCGGCCTCAGCGGCCTTGGACCGGATCACCTCCAGATCAGGGGTGTTTTCCATTTCGGGAATGGGGGTAGATGCGGTTTGGGCCGCTTGGCGTTGGTCCTGCATCTCCTCTACTTCCGTAGGGGGAACAGGCGCTTCATTAGTGATAATAGGTGTGGCGCCTTGACACTCCTTAGTACGTTGCGCGGTAGGGGGTTCGGGAGCAGCCTCGGTGATTAGTGAGCGGCCGATTCCGATTGTGGGGTCTGCGGGAATGCTGACCACGCTTATCTCGTGTGGTGACCACTTAGTTGCTACATAGTCGCCGTCGCGCTCTGACGACGGCTCCATCTTGTCAATGGCGTAACCGAAGCTGATGCCGCGAAGGATGCCATCCTTCACGTCGTCCAGCACTTCTTGGGCGAACTTGTTGCGGGAGAAGCGAACCTTGGCGTAGCCCCGCTTGTCCTTGTCGTTGATGTAGGCACGCTCTACTACACCGACGACCTTGTCTGGGTTGTGGTTGAAGAGCAGGGGAGCCCCGTCGTTGAGGCGGGCCAGGTCGGCTGCGTCGCCCTCGTGGCTAAGTACTTCGTTGCCGAAGTAGCGGGCCACGGGATACTCAGAACTGAAGGGGAACTCGAAGGTCCGCTCCTCGAGTGCGCGGAAGTTTGTGGCTTCAGTACGGGTGTAGGTACCGCTTAGGTCGCGCTGGGCGGTTTCAAGGGTGCGCAGGGCTTCGATCTTGCGCAGCGTGGAGAACTTGTGGCCGACGAGGGTTTCGGTGGCGTCCCAGCCATCAGCACCTTCGCGGTAGATGCGAATTAGAGCGGCAGGGTCTTCGGCGGTGGCGTTGATGCTGAACTCGGAGTCGGGGACGCCGAGGGTGCCTTCGCGCATCACGTGTTCGATACGGCCGCGTGCCGTACCACCGGAGCTATTCCAGCTAACGAAGTCGCCTGTACTTAGGTCGGAGGGCTTAGCGCGTTCCACGGATTCATCAGCAGCACTTAGTTCTTCAACCTTAGTGCGCTCACCTGTGGCTTCCTCGAACTGAATTGGGGTGTAATCGTGTTCGCGAAGCCATTGACGAGCCTCGGAAGCTGTGAATTCACTTAGGCGGAAGCGGATGGCTTGAAGATCGGTGCCCTGCTCACCGGTTTTGATGCCGAAGATGAAGTCGACACCCTTGCCTGCGGCGTCGTTGCGGCGGCGGAAGCGGTCGTAAGCCGAGGGATCTTTCAGGCGAGCGGCGTGCTCTTGGGGGTAGGGACGACCCTCATTAGGTTCTTCGGCCTCGGACATTAGGCGCTCGGGGACGATCCAGAATTTGCAGACGCCTGCTGGATCGATGTCACCGCTGACGATTTCGCAGGCGCGGGGACCGGCATAGAAGGCGCAGTTTGCGCAGACCATGCCATCAGAAGCGAAGGGCCTTTCGCTCATGTAGTGGGCACCGTGAGCACCAGGGCCTTGATCGAAGGCGCCGAGGTCTTCGGCGATCTCTTCGAGGGCTTCGTATAGCGCGACTTGCGGGGCTTTTAGCTCCGCAGTCAGTTCGCGGTCTTTGTCGATGGTGCTCATGATGTTGTCACTCCAGGATTTGCCGGGATCGCCACCCCATGCTGCCCAGGCGACCCGGCCAGGAGAGGGGTAGCCTTCTTCGCCTGGACTGAAGCCTTGGCCCTGTTTGTCTACTTCGTGGCGGGCGAACCACGCGGACATGGTGCGGACGGTCTCAGCGCTAAGGGGGTCGCCGCTAAGGATTTGTGAGGCGCGATTTGCGGCTACGTCGGTGCCGCCTGCGTTGCCTTCTGCCTTCCAGGCCCGGTAGCGCTGAGCTTCCTCGCGCATCGCCGCGGTAGGTAGGTAGCTCATGGGTTTGGCGTGGCAGGAGGTTCTAAGGGGGAGGTGGGCGTGGATGAGGCACCAGGAATTAGACCCAGGTCCTTATCGAGAGTTAGGCCCGCATCCTTAGCAAGTTGCTGTTCGCGGGCTAGTTCGCTGACGTTGTCGTCGTAGTCGCCGCCGCTTTGGGCGATGATCTGGGACTTGGTCATGTAGCCGGCTTGCTCGGCTTCGCGGTAGGCCTTGACTTCCTTGAGCGGGTCGACCCACGTCCAGCCACGTGGCATCCAGTGGGGGGTGTCGTAGCGCTCGGGGCGAAGCTCGTAATCCGGGAAACTAAGTTCGCCGCTGAGGACGGCGAGGCTTAGCCACTCGCGGAAGACGCGCATGTGGAAGTTCTCGATTAGGTAGTTCTGGACTACACGCCAGTGCTCGCGGTCCTCTAAGAGACTGAGACGCGAACTTGAGTAATTAGTGTCGGAGAAGTCGCGGCTCAGGGTTTCGTAGCTGCAGCCGAAGCCGGAGGCGAAGCGGCGCACCTTGTTGCGCACGAACATCTCGAACTGTTGATCGGGGGAATCGATCGTGGGAACGGTGACGTTTTCGCCGGGCGCTAGATACTTAAACGTACCGGGCTCGAATTCACTAATTCGTTGATTATTCTCTATGTCGTCGGGCGTAAGTTCCCCTTCATTATTAGTGACGAAGCCCATCAGTGACGCTCCAGCGCGAGCGCGGATGACTGCGGCTTCTTCGTAGCCCTGCAGCTGGTGAGCGTCGGACATCACGGGGTGAAACCAGGGCACACCCCGGTTTTGCGACGGCCGCTCGGGCAAAAACAGGTGAATTACGTCCTCTGCAGGGAGGAAGACGTGCTTTTCGTTGCGCTGGGGGACGTTTTGGAACCAGTAGTCGCCGGGGTGCCTTGTGAGCATGGCGTAGCGCACGGGGCGGCCCCACTCGTTCACCTCGACGCCGTTGCGCCACTCGTTGGCGGGGGCGAGGGTGGCGCCGGTGTACTCCTCATCGAGGAGGTCGCTCTCGAGGATCTGTAGCGCGAGGGGGACCTTGGAGCCGCCGAACTGGCGGCGGATGATGCGGAAGATGGCTTCGCCGGATTCGGGAAGAGCGCCGGTGGCTAGCCATTCGAGTTGGTGGAAGCTGTAGCGGCCAGCTACGTCGCAGTGCTCAGCACGGCTCCACACTTCCCACTTAGCTTCGATGAGCTTGTTGATGCGGTCGTCGCGCTTGTTGCCGCGAAGCTGCTGCACCTGGCTTTGCAGCTTGATGCCGGTACCGACGACGTTGATCTGGGTGGTGCGCTTGGCCTGCTTGGCGTAGGGGTTGTTGCGGACTAGCTCGCGGGAGCGGTCGCGCAGTTTGCGCAGGCTGGTGCGGATCTCCGCGTCGGCGCTGGTCTGACTAGCCAGCCAGTCGGCGGTGAGTCGGGAGATGATGGCGCCTTGGTACTGGCGGCGCCCGGTGCGTGCCGGGGCGACGGGCTTGGCAAAGCCGAGTGCGCGAAGGAGATTAGTGCGGATGCCCATCGTCTTAGTTGAAGCGGACGAACATGTTGCGCGGGTTGCCAAGGCCGTTGGCCATGAGTTGCGCCGCTTCTTCGCGTTTTACGTCAGCTTTTAGCTTTGCCTCGAGCTGAAGTAGGTCGGCGAGGTCGTACTTCTTCAGATTACGGGTGCCGATGCGATATTCCTGGACCGCTCCACCGTTGAGGATGGTGCGGATCGCGGCTTGGACCGCATCAAGGTCTTTCTGGGCTTGGGTGCGGCCGTCGTAAGCGGTGGGGATGCCGGCGTAAGTGAGTGCAGGCAGCACTTCGGTGGAGCCCGTACCGACGGTGATGGTGGAGCCGGCCTTAGTGGCGATGGCTTGCCAGTACCAAGTGCCGGCATCGAAAGGTGCGCTGGTAGCGGCAGAGATGGTGAACTGCCAGCCACTTCCGTAGGCAGTGCCTACAACTGTTGCGCCTTCGGCTGCCGTATTAGTGCGTAAGTAGTAGGTGAGGACGTAGTCGGCGCTGCTTATGGGGTTGCCGAGGTTGTCGACGGTGGCCTCGTCGCGCCACGTGATGGTGTCGCCGGCTTGGATCTGGGAGGGAATCTGCACGGGCTCACCAGCTCTTGACGAAATTGCCTCGTTTAGG